TCAAACCAGCCGCAGATTTCCTCAAGCGTGCATTGCAGGCCGCAGAGGTTCTCGAACTGCTTCTGATCTATTTCCTTTCTTGGCCTTGCCATAAACGCCCTCCTTTCTACGCTGGCGTTTTATAAACTTCTCCATGTCCCGCTTTAAATACGGGCTGTTTGTTTTGTCAATAATTGCCTGTGCTTCTTCAATCGTCATTTCCCAAGCCTCTGACGATTTTCCACTCACGCTCCGACAACTCCCAAATATCTGTGTTGACTTTTTCCGCAGCAGCTTTTTCCGCAGCAGCTTTTTCCGCAGCAGCTTTTTCCGCAGCAGCTTTTTCCGATAGCAAAAAGCCGGAGCCGAACAAGCCTTTCCCCGACGCTTTCTGTGCGTCAAGCGCGCGGATAAAATGTGCATCTCTTTCGCTAATTTCAAGGCTTACGCCGTGAGCTGCCATATAACACAGCATCGTTGCTGTCAAAACCTCATCTGGATATGAGTATTTCGGCAATTCTCTGTGCAACTTTTTGAGATTCTTTTTGTTCTCGTCATCCAGTATTTCTCTTAAATCAGCGGCAGCGACAATCTTATTGCCTCCCATGTTGGTAACAAACGACGTATTGACAGACGCGCCGTTTTCATACACAACTCCGCACCCGCACGCCACATAGTTTGCCGAGCCGCGCATAATTCCGAGGAGTGTAAGCGTTGGAGCGAACAGAAAGAAGTTGATTCTCTTGCTTGTGTACCACTCGCAGATTTCTGAAATAATGGAAAAAGGCGGATTGTCTATCACAACACACCCGGAAGGGTATTTCTCGCTTTTATAATCTCCGCCCGGATAAAACGGGCGCACAATCGCGGCATTGCCAATTTCGTACTTCTCAGCCACCCAATCTCTTACTGCGTCGTAGATGTTATCCGGCGTGTAGCAATCGTCCGTTGTTTTCTTCGCCTCGAACTTTTCAAGGAAAGCTTGGTAGTCCTCATCATCGTCTGAAAGCTCTCCACGCTCCATCCTTTCCCGGAACTCCTGCTCTCTTTGCTCGTTGGTCATTTCTTCAATTTCGGACTCGTCCAGCTCCGGAAAAGAAAAGTCAAAATCAAACGCCGACAAATCCAGCTCCGGCAATTCCTCTGCCAATAAGTCCATGTCCCATGCGCTTTCATTGCTTTTGTTGTCCACCAGGCGCAGGGCATTCACCTGATCCGGTGCCAGATCGTCCACGCAGACGCACGGCACTTCTTCCATACCCAGCTTCTTTGCCGCCAGAGCGCGGCAATGCCCGATTACGATCACACCGTCACGGTCAATCACAATCGGCTGGACAAAGCCGTACTGCTTGATGCTCTCTGCCACATTGGCAATCTGCTTTTTATCGTGCTTCTTGGCGTTCTTTGCATACGGAACAATTTCGCTAAGCTTTTTCTGAACGATATTCATATCTCAACGCCACCCTTCATTTTGATATTTTATAAAGGCGCGAGGCCGACTCGAACGGCCTTCTGTTGGGGAGAGGGCACCCGACTCGCTGCCTGCCGCGCCATGCAAAAAGAGGCTCAGGAGCAATCCCAAGCCTCTTGCGCTTTTTCTTTTTTACCAGTATAGCACATTCAAACTGAAAAATCGTCTCATTTTTTTCTCATTTTTCAGCTTTCAGTCTGCCCATACAGACATAGCGTGAAATGCCGTAGTGCCGAGTCCCGGCGGCGGTAAACCTGAGCTTTTTCAACTCCAAGTTCTTCACACAGGGCATCGACGTTGCCTCTAGCCGGGCTTATGTAGAATCTGCTCAGTATCTTCTTTTCATCGACGCTAAGCGATTCAAGCCCGGAATCCACAAGTGACACCCATTTTCTCGCCTGTTCCAGCGACCGCGCCAGTTCCTCACGGTGAACGATATTCGATAGCATCATATCTTCCCGGCCGGAGCCACCGCCGCTTACCGGCGTACCGTCAGCCGTGGCACTTCGGATACTCTGCATAGCGGATTCCAGCCGCGCCATTTCTTCGGGAATGCTTTTCAGGGACTGTTTCTTTGCACTGTACTCCTTTAGCTTTTCAATGGCTTCATACTTCCAGTTCATTCCGTTCCTCCTTGTGTATCTTATTAAATCCCTGTATAGATATACACAATACACACAAGATATAAGATTATATTTAATATATACTATACAGAGATAAAGCTATAATATTAAATTTCGTCTCCTGTTTTTCGTTTTCTCCCTCCTTTCTGTACAATCCTTCCCAGGCGGGCAAGGCCGCTTTCCCCCGCGGACGAATATGTAATTGCAGCACCGGCTGCCCTCGTAGTACCCGAAGAAATACCGGCACCCGGCGCAGTACTTCCTGCCGTCCTTGTACTCCACATTACCGCCCCATTTCCTTATCCCGCGTCAGCCGCCGCTTTCCTGTCACGGTATCTCCTTTGAGCGGCTCTCTGGGCGTGGGCTTTCTGGCACTCCAAGCTGCAATAGATTTTCTGCTTAATTTTCCCCTGCGTGAATTCCTTCCCGCACTGGGGGCAGATTTTGGAAATGCCCTGTGGCGCTTCTACGTCCTCCACATCGTCCTGAATTGGCGGGTGGTATCCGTGCATTGCCATGTACTTCCCGTAGCTCGTCCCGGCCTTCTGGGCGGCTATGGAGCACAGGGTGAGATAGTCCGTTTTCTTGCTCATGGTTCTCACTCCTTTATTTCCCGCCACAGCTCGATGACGTCCTTGACGATTATAAGAATCACCCATGTCAGCCCCGTGGCAATAAGCACGCAGAAAAGCAGGAACACAATCACAGCGAACACAGTCGCGATAACTTTAACCATCCTCTGCTCCCCCTTTCTTCTTGGCAATCCGCTTTTTCTCCGCTTCCTTCAGGGCGTTAAACACCATGATGTAAATATCCATTGTGTAGTCAGTGTCCACCGGAATCAGCGGGGCGATAAAGTGCCAGCAGTCCATAAACGTGATATCACTTTTCATCCGGCTTGGCCTCCCGTGGTAGTTTGATTTCTGCCCCATTGTGCAGATCGTTGCTTTCCATCATATAGCATGACATTTTCAGATACCCGTCCAGATCGTCCACGACCCCGCAGAGGTAGGCGCACCGCATACCATCGGGAATATCAAGTGTGATTTTCATTCGATTTTCTCCTTTCTCCATGACTGCAAAAATCTTCCGGGGCAACCTCCATATCGCTGACGCCGCAGATGAGAAAACCGTTAGCGTTAACTGTCGCGTTAACAAGATGCTCGCAGCCCCGGCACCTTACTGCCGGAACGGCATCCACTGTATCAGCCTTATTTATCATCATCACAATGTTCTCTACTGTCAGATATGTGGTGTTGCTTCCTGTGCTAAATGCTATGATTCTGCGACGAAGCTCGTCCGCATCAATCTGCCGCATTTTCTTACCCTCCTATACTTCGAATTGATAATATTCAAAAATCCATCTAATAGCGTGTTGCAGTTCATCTTTCGTAACGCCGTTCAGCGTTTCAAGGGCTGAAATCTTTTCAATGGCTATGACTTTTGCCCAGATCGGGACTGTTTTATCGTCCAGCCGATATTTAAAAATTTCAGCGGCTTGTCCGAGACTTAAATTTCCGTTACATGGTAATGGAATCACAGCCGGTTCTGGCTTCTCAATGGTTTCCTGGGGAAATCCGTCCATTTTGGTTTGCATGGTCAACAAGGGAACACCTCCTCCGGCGGTTCAGGCAGCGGCATCCAGTGGGTTACATCGGTTACATACCGTTGCGCATACACAAACACCCAGCCTTTCCCATTCCACGAAACGATTTCCGGGCAGTATCTTGCAAAGGGGTTATCTTTGTACCAGCCCAAAACCGAAACGTTCTTCTCCGGCAGCCTCTCACTGCACGGAATCCACCTTGTCCGCTCCAACGCCTCCATGCCCATCCGGCAGGCTTCGTTCACCTCGTCCAGGCCGTCATAATGCTCCCGGTGTTCCGGGTTCAGGATTTCAATCGCGCGTTCGATTTTCAAAATCCGTACCTCCTACATGCATCTTTCCATAGTTCATCAAACCCGCATTTGCAGCCATTTACCGTGTAGATAAAATAACAGATGATTTTAAGTTGCCGTTCAGTCATCGGTTCCATCCTCCAAATCCATTTTTGCGCCGCAATGGCAATATGGGTATAGACGGCGAACAACTCCGTATTCACCGGCTTCAAGCAATATACCTATGGCGTCAGTATCAACCTTACGCCCACACACCGAGCATACCAGACATAAAGCCGATCTGCGCGGGCGCCGGATATTCCAGTTACCATGCCGCACCGGCTCCACGTCGGCGGCGGGAAGATCGCGGAGAATCTGTAGAAATCTTGGTGAGACGTTAAACAGCTCAGGGTTTTGCAATTCCGTCAGTGCCGCCTCCCGGCTGATGTAATCACTCATTTCAATTCCTCCACGTAGCACCAACTTTGGGGCGGGCGTTTGATTGTCCTACCATCACAATCCATTTTGGTGTAGTTGTAATAAGGGCATTCCCCGCACCCCACATCAATTTTACATAGCCCCTTGAACGCGCTCAGCGGTTTCGGCGTATCGTAGATTTTAAGGTCGGAGATGTGCCAGGCAAAACAGTTTTGGCCTTTTGCATATGCCTTCAGTTCTGCATCGGTCAAACAAGCTCGTTTAATAAGCTCCTTGTGCCATTCATGGACATCCCCCGCAAGATGATGCCAATTATCGGTACAGACATTGAACAGAGGCGTTATTCTGTCACAGGTGAACTCGCCAATGACCTTGCCATTACACCGACCAACGGTATTTGTGCGATAATTGGGCTTGTCCAGTTCCCCACAGGATATGGAAATATAATGGTGATCCATAGTGCAATAGATATAGCACTTGAACGGTGTTTCCAGCTTCGGACGGGTCTTTCGCACCTCAACGGTCTTTTCACCTCTGGCAATCTTCTCCACCCACGCTGGGCGGATGCTGATAAGTACCGCGTTAGCCATTTCCATTACCTCCCTTTCCTTTAGCTCGGAATCTGATTGGCTCAAAGCCGCAAGACGTGTATTCCGGCTTAACTGAATACGCCATACTGCACCAATCAAAGTTGATACAGTCTCCGCAGGTCATACCGTTCGGCAGCAACATACACTGATGTTTGCAGTTTTTTGCCTTATACCATTCGCAGTCTTTACATTTCATCGTTAACCCTCCGGTTCCACGCTTCGATTGCTTCTTCCTTGTTCACAAAATACTCTTTGCCAATCATTGATGAAACAATTTTTCTTTTTCTTCCAGCCATTGCCGTACAACATTTGCATTGAATGTATACTATTCCCGCATATAAATTTGTTGTAAGCATTGCTTCACCCCCGCAGAACGGGCAGGGCTTCAATTTGATTTCATCCATGTTTATCCCTCCATTTTTCCCCGCAGGGAATCCTTGATGTAGTAATCAAGCCCAAGCCTCTGGCAGAGCTGTTCCACATCCTGCCCGAACTGCTTCCAGTCGATATTGCTCGGATGGTAGTTCAGTTTCCCGATTTTTACCTTGTCGAAAATATCGTGGCATTCCGAAAGCATTTCTATAACCCCATGAGGGTTCAACACCGGCTCGCAGGAAACCCATGTGCTGATACCGCACTGTTTCGCAGAGTAGAGGTCAATCAGCCGATCAGATGGGGCATAGGGGCCAATATTGGAGCCGTCATAGGTGATTCCGTACCAGTCGTTTTTGTCCAGCAAATCAAAGTCCCGGCTGCCGTCACCCTTGGTGAGGATCTGAACGTGGTTCCCGCTCTCTTTGATGGCTTCGATAACGGCCCTGGTGGCGGAAGTGTCGTAGCCCGTGGGGTACGGGTCGCAGGTGAAGCAAAGGTGTATAAGCTGCCCCTTGACCTGCTCTTTCTCCAGCTGCTGCTTCAGCGCGTCAACCAGCCCCGGGCGGGGTGCTACGTTGGCGTGAAAGGTCTCACGATCCCGGTGCAGCACATTGGGTGCAAAACAGTAGTAGCACCTGTGGGGGCAGCCGGTGTAGATATTGACGGCGTAATCGCCGTATTCCTTGGCTTTTCCTTTCGGAATATACAAAGGTTTCATGTTTTTACTCTCCTTCCCGCCCGGGTTGCCCCGGGCTTATCTGCTATCTAAAAATCGCTACCATAGACGGAAACGGTGCTGGGTTCATTGCCACCCCGTTTTCATCTTCAAATTTTAACCGCCCACGCAGAAACCGAATTTCCGCTTTTCCGTATATGTAATCGTGGAAATAGCTTGTGTCCGTCCGTGCCGGAATCAGCATGGCGATTGTCACACCCCCACGGACATGTTCAGAATATGCCTTTTGAACCCATTTCCCGATCTCCCTGCCATAGGGTGGGTTGCAAAACACAGCCCCATACCCGCTCCACGAACAGGATAACCCATCCATTTCTGGCGTAAAATATCGTTCACACTTGGCGTTTTCAGGGGAAGCGGCGGCATCTAAGCCAAAATGGAATTCCTGATCCAGTTCCCGAAAAAAGTCTTTCGGCGTTCCCCAGTCCATTTTTACGCTGCTTAACAGTGCTTTGTTCATTTTTACCTCGTTCCTATCCCCACTGTTCGGCCATGGCTTTTGCGATACCGGGGGAGAATTTGCTTCTGGCCTTGCTTGCGCCGCCTTTTCTGCTTATTCCGGCTTTATCCCGGTTCCCTTTATTGCGGCTCGTGCCGCAGGAAACAAGAGGCTTATACTCCGTCAGGACATTAGTCGGAACTAGCGGGTTGACGCCGAACTCCCACAGCAATGTTTTCTTGCTGAACGGGTCTCCGTATTCAAACGGCTGCACAATCTGGGTGTGTTCCGGCATCTCAAAAACCTTGCTTGGCACCGGGTTTTCGATGCAGATTTTTCCAACGCCAAAGTATCCGTAAAGGTAGAATACCATGAAAAACAGCTTTGCTTTCAGGCCATTTGCAAAACGTTCCAAATTAAGAACGCCTTTCTTCGGGTACAGGCGGCAAGCCCCGGCGTTGGAAATGAACGTGCATGGAGGGTGCGCAATAATTAAATCCCACCCGAAACGGTGAATGATATGCACCTGCCCGTCCATGGTGACGATTGTGCCGCCCTTGATGGCTTCCAGAGCGTCACCCAAAATGTGCCATTCAGGTTTCCCACCGGACGGTTCCTGAATATCGCAGGAGTAGGCTTCATGCCCCCGCGCCCGGAACGCCTTGCAAACGGTTTGCGATTCCTCGCAAGCTACAAGCACTTTCATTTCTCGCTTTCCTCCACCGGGGCTTTGAGCCATGCCAACCTGCATTCCTCGCATCCCGGCATATTCTCGCAGATATCTTTAATCCCCTCGCAAATAAACGTCCCGGTGCTGAGTAACTTTGCCAGCTCCTCATCCGTCATGTTCCGGATACGGTCGGCGTTGGTCATCGGCTCATACCGATCTTTCAAGCCTTCATCGTGAATGCAGCCGTCACAAGCCGCCCGTCCATCCGGGGCAATTCGGTACTTGCAGCTGGAACACTTGTCAGATTTATTCTCCATCACTCTTAGCCTCCACAAACTCGCCGTTTTTCAGCATGTACGGTGTATCCGCTTTGATTTTTTCGCCATCCACATACTCCGTTTTCACACATACCGGGACGTGTCGTTGCTTTGCGTCGTCGAATTTCCACTCGGCCAGCGTAATCCAGCAGCCCACCGAAGCCTTGACCACGGAGCCATGTCCGGCGCAGCAAATCACCGAATCTTCTCCTGTACAGTTGATTCTTGCGGAGTCCCCGGAGCTGCCAATCCGGGCGCAGTTCCCGGAGCTGCCAATCTGGGCGCAGTACCCGGAGCTGCCAATCTGGGCGTAGTCCCCGGAGCTGCCAATCCGGGCGCAGTTCCCGGAGCTGCCAATCTGGGCGCAGTACCCGGAGCTGCCAATCTTGGCGGAGTCCCCGGAGCTGCCAATCCGGGCGGAGTTCCCGGAGCTGCCAATCTGGGCGGAGTTCCCGGAGCTGCCAATCTTGGCGTAGTCCCCGGAGCTGCCAATCTTGGCGTAGTCCCCGGAGCTGCCAATCTTGGCGTAGTCCCCGGAGCTGCCAATCTGGGCGGAGTCCCCGGAGATAACGTTTTCACTCGGCATCTCAGCAATAGTCTTTTCCAGTACAAAATCCACACATGCCCTGATAAATCCGGATAGTCCCAGTTTTACGCCGATTTTCAGTTTTCGGGAGCAGAATTTTTTCTTATCATCCGTCTTCGGCTCGTCCAGCGCTTCAACCTCCGTGAACTCGTTCGGCGTGCCATCAGGGCGAATCAAACCATAGTAATCCAGCACATCAAAGGGGTTTTCGCAAAAGTGCATTCCCTTTTCACAGATTTTCGCCTCCGGTTCCTCGAAAACGGTGTTTTCCTGATACTGCTTATCCTTGCAGATCAAGCCGGGGTTGAATCCCTTGTAACCTTTCATTTTGCATTTCCTTTCTGTTTGCATTTATTCCCCCGAGGGACTTTCCCCCACCTGGGCGGGGTGCAATTCTGTTTTACCGGCCTGAAACAGCCGTACATTTTCGCCTTGCTCATGCTCAAAAACAATCCCCTCTCTCACCAAATCCGGGTGTTCGTACCGAAAAAATTGGCGTTGTTTTTTGTGGTTTTTCCCTAGTTTCATGATGTTTTTGTTCCAGTTATCGATGAAATACGTTTCCCATGCCTTGCAGCCGTCCCCGTTGGTTGGGCAATCGTCCCGCGTGCAGTTTCTGCAAAAGGGGCTTGACGAATCGATGTACTGGCCGGGTTTTTCTGTCATAATGCGTCCCTTCTTTCATCTGCGCCCGCCGCCAAAACCTGCCGTATAGCTTCCAGTTCGGCGTCCCCCAGCTCACCGGACGCGCCCTTGGGGATGTCGTGCTTCCCATAGCGCCTAGCCGGTGGAACAGATGCAGCGCTGCCTCTGTCCTGCTCTTTGGCAAGCCAGCCATTGATAAATCGCTGTACCCCGCCCTTGGTTTTCCGCTTGGATGGGTTTGCGTCACACCACCCGGCCATTTTCCGAAGCTCTGCCAGGATATCAACGGCGGGGTAGAGTTCTGCCCATTTGTCCACGTCAGCCCGAAAAACAGGGTAAAGGGATTTATCATTCAGCATGATCTGGCACACCGGCGGCGTGGAGGCGGTGTCCGGCTCCGCGCCTATACTCTCCTTTACTCTACTTTTCTCTACTCTACTCTCCTCTACTCTACTATGTCTTTGGATGTCAGCATTTTTTGAGAAAATGTTGACATTTCTGCTTGAAATGTTTACATTGGGGCAAATTTGGGCGCACTCGACCAGAAGGATGTTGTAATCGACTTCAAGACTTTTACGGCGGCTGACTGCCTCGAAGTACCGCTTCTGAATTCCCCGTGAAGTCAGAACGTGATACTTGTCATATATCTCTTTGTCGAACATCCCTCGTCTGATAGAAGCCTCTATTATTTCGGAAACGACGCTCCCACCCAGCCCGCATCTTCGGGCGAACAAAAGCGCAACCTCCTCTGTCCATTCAATGTAATAACCCTCCTTGCCGTATATCTCTTGCAGCAAGTGAACGATTACACCAAATCCTGTCAAGCCATATTCTGCTTCTATCAGTTCAAATTTCTTGTCCAAGCAAACATCAAGCGGAAAGAAATCAAGTCCGCTTTTGATTGCCATAGTTTACTCCTCGCTTCCCCGCCTAGGGAATAGAACAATTTGAAAGTCGCGCCTGCCAAAAATGTCAACTATGTGTTTTACTTCTTCTTCGGATATATCATCCAGTCGGAGAATATTATCTTGAAGGTCACTCAATTCAAAGATATCCTCGGCATCGGTGACGATAACGTCATATTTCATTGCGCATTCACCTCCTTCCCCAGCGAATATCTTGCAAAGCACGTCCGCTCCCCGTACCGGTTCTTCCCGGTGACGGTTTCGCTCTTGATGGGTACGCCCTGGGCTTTCAAATCCCAGATTCTTGCACCCAGACGGTAACAGCCGTACTCGGTAACAGCCTCGGCCTGAGTGATACTTCCATAGTCCTGCAAATGCCGCAGGATACGCTCACATTGTGTCACGGGGTGCCTCCTCTCCGGTAAGACGAACCGCCACGCATGGGCGGGTGCCGTACCGCTTGCAGACTGTGGCGTCTGTGATAGCTGCATCATCCTTGTAGGCGATACCGTTCAGGGCATCACACACAATCTTGCCTATGTTGTCCCAGTCGGGTTTCACCATGGGCAGAATCCGATTGTCAATCGCTTCGGCCTGCTTGCGCTTGCTCCACGAATGGGGAACGGGGTAGATTGCCGCAATGTCAACCCGGATAGTGCCTGTGAACTTTGCCCCGTGGGCTTCGCACTGGTATGCCCATGCCACCAGCTTTTCATAGTCCTTCGTTTTCTTCGGGGTGTATGTCTCACCGTTCTGGGTGAAGCGGGGGCGCTCCTTCCCTTGCGGAACGCCGGGAATCGTAAATTCAATCGTCACGTTTTCGCTCCTTCCTTTGGAGTTGGCGGTTTCACCTCCCACCGCCAAGGGGAAAATGCAAACTGTACTGTCAATCTTTTTAAGTAAAGATTGATTTTTCCGGCCTAGAACGGCAAGGCGGGGTCGTCTTCGGTGATCTCCTGATATCCCCAGGGCCTCTGCTGACTGTATCCGTTGCCCCGGTTCGTCTGCTGTGGGGCGCTGGGCTGCCCGTATCCGGCGTTTTGTGCCGTTCCGGTATTAGCTGCCTCCTGCGAGTTGCGCTTGCTGGAAAGCAGCTCAACGTTTGTGGTCACTATCTCAAACGTCCGGCGCTTGTTCCCGTTCTTGTCCGTCCAGTCCCTGGCTTGCAGCGCTCCGGAAACGGCTACGATGTCGCCCTTATGGCCGTACTGCGTCAGGTACTCAGCCCCCTGCCGCCACGTGACGAAGTCCAGAAAATCGGTGACGTCTTTCGCCATCGGCCGCTTGACGGCAAGGCTGTAGGAGCAAACCGCCGTTCCCTCCTGGGTTCTTCTCAGCTCCGGGTCGGCGGTGAGCCGCCCGACAAATTGACAATTATTCATGTGTTCTCCTTCCTGCAAATCAGATCGTTTTCGTTCCAGCCGGGATAAATACCCATCAGGTACTCCCGGAAATACGCCCTCATTTCCATTCTCGCCGTGGTTTGATCGTACCGACTGTGACATCTGGGGCAGAGGGTAAGCCCGTTCTGGGCAATGCCAAGCCCTCCCTGCGCCCGGGATATGTAGTGGGCGTTGCTCCATGCCAGAGGGGCAGGGGCGGGAGCGCCGCAGAATACGCAGCACGTCCAGCCGTCAATGCTGTCCCGCTGGGCAATCGCCATTTTCTCGTCCCGGGTGAAGTCCCTCGCTTTGGTGTCCTTCCTCAACGCCATTCCTCCTTGAGCAGTTCCAGCTTGTCCGGGGGCAGGGTTTCAATGTCCAGCGCCTTGCAGTCCTGTATCAGATTGTCGATCAGCCGCGCCATCTGTTTGGTGTCGTAGGTGCTGGAACCGTGGTATGCCGCCAGGTTCCGGCACCCAGGCACCTGAGACGCGCCCAGGCTGTCCACCAGCCATCCAAGGCCGTTTTTCTGCCAGCTCCGTGTGAACCGCTCCACATCCTGCTCCCGGACGCACATGGGCGTGTAATTGTCTCCCACGCCCCGAATGGCGTTCCGGTATACCTCTACCGGGGGAATCCCCATAGCGGCGGCAAGCTTGTGAATCAGCACCCAGGCATAGGCGTTTGCGTCCAGGCTCCGCTTTTCCCGATGCTCCTTTAGGGATAAGTCGTAGGGCGCGTCCTTCATCTTCCGGATAAAGGCCATCGCCTTGCCCAGCTCGGAACGGGAAGGCTTTACCATCAGCCAGCCGCCCTCAAGCTTTGCCTCGGTGAATGTAAGCTCCGTCATGCTTGCTGCCACACAAACGCCCGAAGGTTCTTTGTGTCATTGCGGATTGCAAGGCCGGTGATCCGCCCGGTCTTTTCGTCATAGGCGATTTTCTCAACGCTGAACTTATCGTAGCAGTTGAACCTGGTCTTTCCGTTGAAGGACGATGCCTTGATCTCCGCCTTGTTGTTGGGAATCCATACAAACGGGGACGTATACAGTTCTCTTCCGATACCCCAGCGGAACCCGGCACGCTTGAAGGCGTCGCTTGCCTCGCCTTTTTTCTGGTTGCCTTCCTCGTCCTCGCGGCTTTCGATACCGCAGTCCCATTTCCATTGAATACCGCCGTTCTCCTGGATAATCCCGATACCGGCGTAGAGATTGCCCTTGATCTCCTTGTAGTCGTTCGTCCAGTTGCCCGCGCCTACCGTCTCGTCCAGCAAGTCCATATCCGTCCTTGCCGTCTTGTACAGCAGACACACCAGACCATTTTCCTTGACCTGCTTGACCTTGACCTCAATCTCGTCAGCGGTCAGAAACCGAAACATTCTTGCCATCGTCTTCCTCCTTAAATTCCAGCGGGCATTCATACCCAACTGTCGCTCTTGTATCCAGCAGATACTCCCCGGTCAACCGGCACTGCTTCCGGGCGTATGTTTCCATACACGGGCAGAGGTCACAGCACACATGCCCCTCCGGGAAATAAATGCTTGCCGTGGCTTTCTCGTACCACAGGCAGCTTTTTTTATCCGCCATAATCCACCTCAATCATAGGAAATCTCCCGCCATTCCTCCCGGCTGTCCATGCAGAGGTCGCAAATGGCATCGTCCCGGATTTTCCAGTATTTGTGCCCCACGGTTCTCCCGCAGCAGATGCACACCGGAATGCTGCTGTCCGTTGCCTGGGAATCGTACAGATAATCGTAATCCGGATTCACGCCAACATCATCCATTGACTTTCCTTTCTCCATCTGGTATACTGTAAATGATAGAGTTTTTATATCGCTTGCCGTTCCCGGCGCTGCAACATCGGGGGCGGCTTTTTATCGCCCTCTGATGCACCGTCCGATACCGGCACCCATCAGGATAGCGCACACCCACATTGCGGGGACTGCCGCCGTGTCTGCCAGTAAATCGGCCTGCTGCCACCAGAAAAGCACCAGATTCAGCCCCGCATAGGGGAGAACACGGAAAGCGCATTCCTTAACATTGAACGGCTTCCGGTTCTCCGGCACCGGCTCCCACCGGTCGTCCATGGGCTTATTCCTGCTTGCCATATCATCACCCCCTGACCTCATGATTTCGGTGAACTACATCAAAAAGTTCCACGTTCTCATCGTCAAACGCCTTGCTTTCCTTCGATTCCAGCAAAAGGGATTCCCGCAGATGCTCATTTTCCCGGCGTAAACGGCGGTTCATTTCCGCCATGGTGCGAAGCTGGGTCGTTTCGTTGGGTGTCATTTGGCGTTCTCCTTGTAGGGGCGAACCTCACTCGGATGAAGTATTTGTATGAAGCCGCTCTTGTCAGCCAAGCGGAAACATCCGTCCTGCTGGATATCTATCAGCATAACAATGTCACCGATGCCGAAACCGTGGCAAAACTTACCGCCCTTTACCGTGACAATGAACTTATCTCCCACCTTCGGCTTGCTCTCCTTTGGGCTTGTCATCCTTGCGCTTCTTCTCAAACAGCCGCTCAACGGCGACCCTTGCGCCCTCCGCTCTGCTGTAGGTATCCTTCGGATTGCACCGGGCACACTTCGGGAGCACCGCTTCCCGCAAGTCAGCCTCCGCTGCCAGCTGTTCAGCCTTCCGCCACGGCTCCATGCTATCAAAAACGTCCATTGACTTTCCTTTCTCAGTTTGCTCTCCTTTGGCTTGTCCTCCTTGCGCTTCTTCTCAAAAAGCCGCTCAACGGCGACCCTTGCGCCCTCCGCTCTGCTGTAGGTATCCTTCGGATTGCACCGGGATTCTGCGGTCTTCACGCCCCGCCCGCCCCGTTTCAGCGTGGCCGTGGTAATCATCCCGTCAAACCGGAGTTCCACGGTGCAGGGTTCCCGCGCAGGCTCCACAAGGCCAGCGATCATATCTTCGTACCAGAACCAATGCCCAAGAAAATCGTCGCGATCCTCCTCTATGTAATAGTAAACTCCGTTATAGTTGATTCCGGATTTTATGATCGTCGCGGTCTTTCCCAGATACTTGTCCATATCAGGGTTCCAGCACTGCTGCGGCCTCTTGCTCACAATCCGCACCTTATCCCCAACTTTGTATTTCGCCATAAATAACTCCTTTCAATTTTCATAAAATGTGGATTACTTTTCGCTTACGTACAAGCTGCCATCACTATTCAGCCTAGGGGTAACTCCAAGCCCGATCCCTTTTTGGTACAGCTCGCCGCTTATAACAATGTAATTAACGCCAGTTTCTTCATCCACAACGCATAGTGTCTCGTACTTTCCGTTTGAGTTCTGTGCCCAAATCTTTATCGGGTAATTCTGTTCGGCTCTGGCCGCTGTAGTGGCGCACGCCCCAAGAACAAACCCGAAAACAAGCATCAATAGCAAAAATGCTTTGCGCATTATTTAGCCCCTCCTTTCAATTTCGGCATTCTGCCGTAGATTTCAAATCACTGCCATTCCTTCGCAAACGCCCGTATCTCCTTCTCCGAATACCCCAGGGTTTTCAGGATCACCGCCGGGTTGGGGTGGAGGGTGGTCACCAGCTTTCGCAGGACGCTTACCCGCATTTCGGTTTTCCCCTTTTGGTAGTTCAGCAGATTTTGGTACCCCTCGCCGATTCTTTTCCCAAGCGCCGACGCATTATCGCTCTGAATCCCCGCCAGGGGACAGCAGCGGTCGATTTCCTTCCAGAAATCCTCTGCCGCGTAGCGTTCGGCATATTGCCGGATTCTAGGCATTGTCTTTCCCCTCGCTCTCCTTATCTGTGGGCTTTACCTTGGGAGCAATGCAATCTACTAGCCCCCGAACGCTGTACCCCAACGAATAGCAGGCAAACGCCATTCCAATTATTGAAAGAATCGTGGAGGTACTCATGTTATTTCTCCCTTCTTCTGAGATTGCTTCTCTCGCTCCCGCTTGATGATTGCTTCCAAAGCGGCCCCCATCCGCTTCTGGATATTGGGCGGCTTCCGCTTCCCATTCAGAATCATGGAAATGTACGCTTTGTTCACGCCCATTTCGTTTGCCAGCTGCTCATAGGTGATCCGCTCATTGTGCATCCGCCCGATGAGCCGCCCCGTCCATTTTTCGGGCATTGTATTCCTCCTTTTAGTTAAAAATGTTGACTGCGGTGGAAAACCGTGCTACAATTTCATGCGTTCCCTGTGTAACAACAGAAAGGGGTGATTTGATGCGGAGCCATTGGCGAAGCAATCTTTTTGCTCTGGCGTTCCGAACTAAGGCAACTGCATGATGCGCATGGAGCACAGCAACCAGATATGCTGTAAGTGATTGGCACGGCTAAGAACCGCAAGACAATTTACGGATTCGGCATTTCTCCCGGTCTAATGCAACTGCCCGGGAGCCGCCGATAAAGTAATTTCGGCGCGTGCCGGGTTGCCGCCGTGTTTCGGTAAAAAATCTGGAGGAAAAGCGTCTGCGATTGTCAGCAGGCGTTTTTTTCTTTCCCACCGCAGTCATTTCCGCCATTCGGCTTATATGTCCAACGGCTTAGGTGGAAAGCCGACTGTCGGGCTAAATAGCGCTTCTCTGATATGCTCGTCTCTGATGTTGTAACCGTATCTCGGGTCGGTTGTGTTGTACTCGCGAATCAATTTTGCTTCTGTGCTTTGGCAAAGACTTGGCTGAACGTTTTCCTGAAGAATAAATACTTCAAACGCACACTCGCCGTATTTATCAAAATCGCTTTGAAAGTTTGCTTGGTTCTCCCCGTATCGCTTTGAGCCGCTTCCCTTGTATCCCTTTCGGAGTTCCGTGAAATGCTCTCGAATACGGTTTTTCAATCGGTACGTTCGCCCAATGTAGAGCCGCCCGTTTTCCTTGCAGCGAATGGCGTAAATCACGCTAGGATTTTTTACCGCCCACCCCATCAATGCAACCCCCTTTTGTCTGGCGTTTTCAGCAATGAATCAATCGAGACGCCAAAATAATCTGCAACAATCAAGAGTTTTTCGACCGTAGGGCTACAATCACCCCATTTCGCAATCGTGCTATTCCCTAGGCCAAGCGTTTTTTCGAGCGCAGAAAGTGAAATGCCGCGTGATGCGCAAAGCTTTTTGATATTTTCTAAAATCATTTTTCTCCTTCCTTATTGACAAAATTGCGAAAATGTTCTAAACTATTGGTGCAAGCAAAAGTCAACATTTTCACTACAGGGGTGCTGCCCTTGCGGTTGCTTTCGTGTGCCCTGTATGCTTCTTATTATACGAATATTTTCGTAATTGTCAAGTAGTAATTACGAATTTTTTCGTATATTTTTCAGGGGGGAGTTTTTGTGTCATTACTCGCCAGGATTGATGGTTTGCGTAAGCAGAGAGGAAACATTTCAATCAACAGATTGGAGAAGGAGTGTGGCCTCACACGGGGGTCGATGGCAAAGTGGGACAAACACGCCCCAAGCCCAGATAAGGTAAAGAAAGTTGCAGACTATTTCCACGTTTCTGTTGAGTATTTGCTGTATGGCCAAAAGGGCGAGGAAACAAAAAAAGACCCCGCCACGAATGGCGAGGTCAGCCCCGAAAAACGGGAACTTCTGGATTTAATTGATAGCCTGTCCGACGATCAGTGCGGTAAGCTTTCCAACATTATCAAGGAGGCTATAAATTTATTGTGAGATTAACGAAAGATTCCAAATATGTGCTGGATATCCTGATTGCCAATCCCCCGCTCGGGAACTCCAACACATACAACGTAATAGCTTGGATGGGCGTTATTGATGAAAAGAAAATTCACAGCTATTCAGATTATACCGGCATTCTGGCATACCTTGCCGAATGTAAATGTATCGAATGGGTGAACGACGCCCACAGCGATTTCCGCTTGACGGAGAAGGGGCGAAATTATAAGGAACTTCGGCACAAGGAATGGCGGTCAGCCATTTTCCACGAGGCAATCGGTTTTTTCCTCGGCGTCTGTTCCGCATTGTTTGTGAAGTTTCTTACAGATTTGATTTGGTGAAAAGTGGGCACAGGCACGCTCCAACCTGCATCCAACCAAAACAAATGGCAAGTCGCTTTGCGGCATTACACAGTGTTCGCACAGAATGCAGTTGGCATTAAGGCAGGAGTCTTTGACTTCGCTTTGCAGATTCTGGCATTTTTGGAGCAGTTCTTTTAGTTTTCGATTCTCTTTTCTGAGCGCTCGCTTTGTAACAAACATTTTACCCTCCTTAGCACATATGCAGCCTGTTCATCAGTTAGGGAAAGAATATTCTCCGCCAACTGTTCACGAATGTTCGGCAATGTTCTCCTTTCTTCCATTATATCACGGTTTACTCTGTTTCGCAATGCATTTTTCGTCACTGGCCGTTCCTCCTTTTATATTTAGAACAATTGTTTGCATAACATACAGTAGCACACTAAATGTCCAATAAACCGGACTAATTAGAAAATTGCACAAAAATTTTTCTTTTCGTTGAAATTATTTTCCGAGCGTGGTATTATTTTCCTGTAGAATTTTATGGAAAGAGGTATACACTATGAAAAAATTGATTGCTTTTTTGATTTGCCTTTGCTTGGTGCTGTCCGGGTGCGGCGCGTCCACGGCTGAGACGCAGCCAGAAACTACGGAGGCCACGCCTACAACGGTTGCCACGGAAGCACCAACCGAAGCAGCAACGGAAGCAACAACATCGCCCGTTGAGACGCAAAACGAAGATTCCATCGCAATTGGGAATCTGATATTCCCTGTTGGCGAAGGCCAGACAATTGAGGAAGTTGACGAAAATACGACGAGAATTACGTATCCGGGGAATACCGCCGCAGTAGGGATTTTTTGCGATAAGCCCTCTGAATCACTAGATTCTATACGTGAGTACATGCCGAAAATGCAGCATACCGGAATAGTTTCCGGATTGGTGGGAGAGGGCGAGAAAGCGTCCGATCAAGCAAACTGTACCATTCTTGGGGCTTCCGTTGGGGTTGATCTTCTTGCGGATTCTAACGGCTTGATATGGATAGTTGGCACATTCGATGATGGCGAATATATTTATACTATTATGTATGGTTTCTCGAGTGCGGCCTCCGCTTCTGAGCAGGGCGAACAATTTGCAGAGTTTGCCAATGGCATCACCACGGAAAAAGAATCTCTGGAAATTACGTCCGTCAAGTGATGATTGCCCCGCCACCCGTGCCACAAGGTGACGGGGCTTTGCCGCCGGTAACGCCGTGTGTCCCTTGCCGGTTGCAATATCACCATAGCATTTTCGGCCAGAGAAAGTAAACCACACATCTGATTCCACCGCAATCAAATGTGCACAATCCAATATCAAATTTAATAGGAGGGCGAATTATGGATTCAAATACAGGCCAAACATTCATCGAGGAAATGCAGCCGAATTTCGATGCCCTCCCGGAAAGGCTGAAAGACGAGAAATTCAGGAATCATCTGACGAACCAGCAGCTTTCTGACGTGTCCGGCGTTCCCATCGCCACCACAAGCCGGATTCTTTCCGGTGCCGTATCGAACCCCGGCTTTTTCCATATCGCCGCGCTGTGCGCCGCTATGGACGTGTCAATGGATTCGGTTGCAGGTGTTCACCCAAGCGGAGATCAGGCGGAAATAGACCAGCTCCGGCAGGAGATAGCATACAAGGACGAGATAATTGCCGAGAAGGGCGCGGCGATAGACCGCCTACTGGACAGGAGCCGCATTATGGAGGCTGGTGTCGCGGCCAGAGATGACCGCATCAGCAAGCAAAACGAAGCCCTTTCTAAAAAAGACAGTGCGCTTGCATCCGTGCAAAGGGAAAATAAGCCCTTGATTTACGGGCAGTGCGCATTAAACATTCTGCTGACGGCGGTGCTCATGGTCTATATGGTGCTGGATGCCCGGAACCCGGAAATGGGGCTGATTCGCTCCGAAAAGATTTCTGCGGTGATTTTATTCGGCGCGGCAGGAATCGCCGCCGTTTTTATGCTCACGGCATTTTTGATTTTCCACAAGCTTTTAAGTGGAGGCGAACGAAATGGCAAAAAGAAAGAAGGAGCCGGAAATCAGGCTCCCAAAAATTAAGCAGCTCCCATCAGGGGCGTGGCACACACGTGTATTGATAGAGGATCGCCGCGTATCCATTACGAAAGATACATATGATGAATGCGTGGCCGAATATCTCGCCTTGAAAAACGGAGTTATCGAAGCGAAGGCCGCGCCCGGTAAGCGGGGGAAGACGCTGGGGGACACGCTTGATAAATATATAGCCGCCCGGAAGGGGTTCAAGTCGCCGTCAACGATTTATGCGTATGAATCCTACCGCAAGCAGCGTTTCCAAAGCATGATGGCGGCTGACGTGTACACCACCACGGACGAACAGTGGCAAGCCGCCATCCGCAGGGAAGCGAAATCACTGTCCCCGAAATATATCAAAAATGTGTGGATGCTGATCTCCGCCGCGATATTCGAGGAAACCGGACGCAGGCCGCGGGTGACCCTGCCGGAAAAGGAGCACAACGAAAAGCCGTATCTCGATCCGGATCAGATACCGGTGTTCCTGCAAGCCATAAAAGGGGAACCGATAGAAATCGCCGCACTGCTGGAATTATCCAGCTTGCGCAGGTCTGAGATGCTGGCGCTGACGTGGGACAAGGTCGATTTCAAGAACGAAATAATATATGTCCACGGGGCAAGAGTTGCCGGGGACGGCGGCAAACTGGTTCACAAGAAGCAGAACAAAAACGATTCCTCCCGGCGCACGGTGCCGATTATTGAGCCGCTGATGGAAGCATTAAAGGCAGTTGATAACAAGGAAGGCTATGTCGTCAACCTGACCGGCGGGTGGATATGCACAAGGATAAACGAAATTTGTTCCACCAACGGCCTGCCGAAAGTTGGAAATCACGGATTGCGGCACAGCTTCGCATCTCTGGCTTACCATCTCCAAATCCCGGAAAAGATAGCTATGGAAATCGGCGGCTGGGCAGATGACGGGACGATGCACAAAATTTACACGCACTTAGCGCAGAAGGATATTGCCAAAAGAGCGCAGGACTTTCGGAACTTTTTCTCGTCCAGCCCATCGGCGAACGGTAAAATTGGCAACAAAATTGGAAACGAAAAATAGAATCCATTAGAGTCGCAACATGTTTAAGAAATAATGCGCTGGGTTCGATTCCCGTACGGGTCACCATGCAGAAAAAGCCCTAGAAATTAATTCTAGGGCTTTTTTATTGCTTTATCAGCTATATTCCCACGTTCTCCGAACTTATTCTACGGGAAAGTATTACCACAGTTTTTAATATTTTCCCGCGTGCGGTACGTTTTTAGGGTGCAAATTGGCAACGGATTGGCAACGGAATTTTGCCGCTCATTCTCTGAGCCGCCGCATAATCGCCGCGTATTCTTTGGGGTATATCAGTCGAACGCACTCCATGTGTTCGTCCATCACTTCTAATAGCCGTTTCATTCCCGCTGAATTTGCGGCAATTGCAAACTCGCTCCCGGATATTTCATCACTCTGCGGTGCAGGAGCAGCGGAATACAGGCTTACGGGGGAAATATCAGCAGAGCGGGAATGTTCCGGAAACATATGATCTAGAATTGTATAGCATGAGGCCATCAGCTGGCATGTCGCCGCTGTCGGGCGCTTCACTGCTTTACATTCTTCGATTGTTTCCAGCAAATCCCGCTCCGCTAACATTTTTTAATCCTCCATACAACGGACGGCCTTTTCCAGAGCCTCTCGCGTCCGGCTGTCCGGCGCTTCATCAATCATGCGCCGCAGCTTATCCACCATATCTTCCTTGGCGTCTGCGCGGCTGTAGCGCCCCATGCTATCGCGTTTACGGCCTCGATAGCTCACGCCGTCCCGGTAATCGGCTCTATAGCCATCCCGTCCATAGTTGCCCATGGCGTACCAGTCCCCGGCACTGCTGTATCCTTCACCCATCATAATCTTGTCCAGATTCTTCATGGTGTGCGTCAGCTTGTCCACGGTTTCCAGATCACCGGCGGACAGTTCGCCTTTTTCGGCGATTTCGTCCAGTTCCCGGCAAAGTGTATCTCTCAACTGTTCCCAGTGCTTCATAATTTCACCTCCTAGGCCACGCGCTCAATCATCAGATTGGCGTTGGCAACATCGATTGCCTGCGTGGAGACATTGCGCACGGATAACGCTACGCAGCACCCACGGGGAACATCCACAAACGCGGAAGTCGCCACGTTGAATGCATCTCCCACGGCGGCGGGGGTTGCCGTCGCCGTAGTGGTGGGAAGCGCTTCACCGCCCAGCGCCAGCGCTACGCTGATAGCCCCAGCGGTTCCGCCGGTAGGCACGGAGATGTTTCCCACGAAAAGCACGCGATACCGCGCGATTGGGGAACATCCATTGCAAATGCCCCGAAGTGTCACCAGCCCAGCGCCTTCACGGTGAACAACATACCCCCGCCCGCATTTCACCGGCGTATCGGTAAACAGCACGTTTTGCCCGGCGGGCACCGCCTGGACAGCGTTCGCAGTAAGTTCAACCGCCATGCTCTCCCCTCCTTACGCTACGTTTCCGCAGCCGCAGCCGTAGCCGTTACCGTAGCAGCAGTTAGGATTCTGCACCTGATAAGCGGGAACCGGGCGGGGATTGTAGTACGCGAACTGGTTCTCCACATAGCCCTTGATCGTCAGGTTCTGGGCATTCTGGCTCGCCGCCAGCTGCGCCATGAACAACTGCTGATTCTGATCGGCGATTTTCTGATCCTTTGCCGCCAGCTCCTGTGCGGTAAGCCGCTGGTCGATGGAGCGGAAACCACAGTTCATAGCGTCGATGATATCCCGGGTGGTGTTCTGTACCGTGTTCCGGGTTTCGCAGCTCTGGGTAGCCAGATTGTAGTTCACGCCCTGAATAGCGGCGCGGTTTTCGCAGCAGCACTCCTGATTTGCCATCTGCATCTGGAAAAGCTGCTGCATCAAGGCAGCCTGCTGATTGCACCGGGAAAGCTCTGCCGCCTGGAAACCGTTGCTGATATTCTGGTTCACGCCTGCAAACCCATTCAGCATACCGGTATTCATGGCGTAGAAGCCGTCGCAGACACCGTTGTTCACGCTGTCAATTTTCCGCTCGATGTTGGAAAAATCAGACGCGAGAACATACCCGTCCACCACGCCAGCGCCGGAACCACGACCGCCAAAGCCTCCGCCCCAGCCGTTGCCGCCCCAGCCAAAGAAGCCGAAGATCAGGAAAATGATGATCCATGCAGACCAATCACCGCCCCAGCCTCCGCCATAGCCGCCGTTGTTGCCATCGGTGACAGCTCTGATATCGGCGGGGGTCATTTCGCTTGCTGTAATACTCATTTTGTTCTCCTTTCAAAAGATGAAAAATATAACAAAATCTGGCCAGATTATTGTTTACCTTCTAGGCGCTCCGAAGCCGAACATGCCCCGGAATTGCTCAAACTGCCCCTGCATCTGCTGTGCCATTTGCTGGGCTTGGTTAAGCTGCTGCTGGTTTACACGCCCGCTCTGTACAAGCTGATTAAGCAGTTGCTGCGGGTCTTGCCCCCTCATCTGCTGCATAAATTGGGGGAATTGAGAAATCATCTGCATAGGATTAGGCGTCATTGCGTTTTACCTCCGCTTTCTTGGCATCGCGTTTTCCATCCGTCAGCTGATTCAGCCGTTCCTCTACAGCGGAAAGCCGCTGCTCAAATCCCGCACTGACTGCCTCCGGGGTAGCTCCCGCATCCCGGATTTTGTATTCATACGCTACAATCGGCATTGGTCGCCCTTGCGCGTCCGTCCGTTTTTCGTAGAATACCGGCTTATTGCTATCCCATAGCCGCACAAATCCGTTTGCCGTGACGATAAACGCCTCCGCCGCAGATTCCGAAGCTACCCAAATTCGATCATCAAGGGGCGGCTGTTGGGGTTGTGCGGGTATCTGCGGTTGCCCGATTGGCATTTGCGGCTGGAAATAGTTGGGCTGAAAATAGCCGGATTGGTAGTTGGGCTGCATATAAGGGTTTGCCATCATTCACGCCTCCAAAAATAGATAGGATTTTCGTCCATTGAGTTCCAAGTATCGTACAAAACGCCGTTTTCCACGGCAACAACGTGGTTTTTCAGCGCGACAACGTAGATCCCGTCAGGGTATTCCCGGATAAAATCGCCTACGGTGTAGCAATCCGGGCATTCCGCCGGGATTGCCGCCCGCCTGAACCCGTGCCGCCGTAACACCGCGCCCCATACGTTATTTGCGCTAGGCATATCACATTGGGTCAGCCCCTCGCTGGCCAGCTCAACGTAAGATTGGTACCAGTCAATCCCAAGAGCCTTTGCCACAGCTCTGACTGCGCAATCGCCGACTTTCGCGGCGCGGGGATTTGGATTAAAGCTTTGAAATTCAGCCATAGGCAACGCCCCCCTTCTTCCTATAGAATAACAAAAAAGTCGGTAGGGAAACTCTCGTTTCCCTACCGACTTACAATCACATATCCTTCAAAAAGCTATCAGAAGTCTATGTTTTTTGGGAGTATGTAGCTATACTCCTGCACACTGTTATAGGAGTTTTTCAACTTCCTAATGTACCTATCTAATGTGGCAAGGGACATGCCGTAAGCGTGGCACTGCTGTACACGGCTCCATCCGGCGGCTCGGGTGCGGATGATCTTTTCCTCCAGCGGCGTAAGAATCGCCAGAGAACAGAACTCATCCAGAATTACCCGATTCCACGGGACTTTATCCACTTATCACATCAGTCCTCCTTTGGGGAACTGTAGGTTCTTGCCTGTTTGCTGTCAGAGATACCGGCGGTGGTAGGATCATTGACCACGCCCAGAATCACCAGCAGGGCAAACACGGCGTTTACCACGGCCAGCAGCTTGTCGCCGATTTCGCCTAAGTCCAGCGTAAAGCCGAACAGGGCGGCTACCGTCTGCACCAGCAGAAGCAGCGCGGGAATTGCGGCCAGCCAGAAGTTCTTGTTCTTGATACGTACAATCCAGTTAATCATTTTGTTTTCCTCCTTGCTTGTTAGGCGTATAAAATTTTCTTGCCGTATCTCACGGCGCATTCATGCTCGATGATACATCCATTGTAGTGCTGCCAATCCTTGCAGAAGTACACAGCATCGGCCTTTCCCAGCAGCTTAATGGACTCTCCGAGATACCACAGCGGGGCAGCCTGTGTAGGTGCGTCCTTGAAAAAAGAATTGATAACCTCTAAGTCCAGGCCTGGAAAGTCGAACAGTCTGACAACTGCTGCTCTTTCGGCTTCGATTTCTTCGTTGCTTTTTCCTTTCATCGGTTGACTGATAAAAAGTTTCATATTTTTCCTCCTTAAAAATCAGACCAGCCCAAGCCGGGCGAGAATAAACCCTACGACAGCGGCTACGACGATGTAGATGACCCTTTCTACCACCGACTTCCACCGCTTTCCGGGTTCGGATTTCAGCTCCTGCACGTCCGTGCAGAGGCCGTCAACCTTCTCCCCGGTAACTTCCACCTTCTCCGCCATGACGGCAACAGACGTTGCCAGCGTGTTCACCGCTTCCGTGTGCCGTTCCAGCGCGTCCAGCCGGTGGGAGTTGGATTTGCTCCGCTGTTCTACCGCAGAAAGCCTCCCGGCGATTTCCGCTTCTTCCATTGGCATACTCCCTTCTCAGCCGTTCCACCGGCTGTACTTCCCGTTGTCCTCGTGAATCCCCCATCCGTACAGCCCCAGACCGCCCCGCCCGGGGATTTTCTCGGCCTGTACCTCCTGGGCTATGGAATAAAGCTTCTCCGGGGAGATAGCCCCTGAGAGGTCTACTGCCTGTCCCGTGGTGTGCAGGGAGTTGGATACTCCGCCCACCTCGGCATTGTGCCGCTTGCACCGAACACCGGAATTCACATTCAGGGGAACCCCTGCCCGACGGCGTATCTCATCCGCCATGCGGACGGTTTCCTCTGCGGGTTCTGCGGGGAAACCGTTGCAGTATTTCCCGCCGCACTGGCACCGAAATTCCTTCCGGGTGAAGTACCGGATATCGTCCCAGAATGTTCCCGTCTTCGGCGCGTCGCTGCTCCCCGGCTTCTCCACTTTGATAGCCGTCCCGGCAATAGCACCAATCAGCATTTTCTTGGTAGCCGCCCCCGGTATCCCGTCCACGGTAAGCCCGTAGTCGGCCTGAAACGACCGGATTGCCCCTTGGGTATTCCTGCCCTCAATGCCGTCAATCGTGCCGGGAGAATAGCCAAGGTAAGTCAGCAGGCATTGGATTTGCTTTACCGTCATACGTTCACCTCTTTCCAGCCCTGGGGGTATGCGGATGGCGACCATACATTATTGTCCAACGTTGAGCGGTACACTTTACCGCCTTCCGTGCAGCAGTCTCCCTTATTATATGGGCTGGTAGATATGGCAACGAACGGCAACGCTTTTGCAGGGTCAGTACTCCAAGCAAACCCCCATTGTGCGGGAAGTTCTTCCGGCTCCTGGGTGTAGATAGTGCTGTCATAGGGCTGCACCAGCCGCACCACACGGCCAGCAGATGATTGACACACAAACCCGGTCTTGCGCTCCAACATGTTTTTGTTTGCGACAGCGGCCTTGAAACTGGGAATATCACTATCCGCCGCGTTCAGTTCGGTGCCTGTCATGTCCGGGGCTTTCTCCTGCAAGGCAAGCGCGTTCGCCCGTCCCTGAGCATACATGATGCTTTTTCTTTCCTCTTGTGTCACAGACTGTCAACCCCTTTCTTGTAGGCTTCATCCAGCTCTTTCAGCTGTTCCTCGCCGCCGCTGGCCTTGATCTCGGTGATTTTCGCAATGATGGCGTTTTTGCGTTCTTCGATGGTCATGCGTTCACCCCCAGCGCAACTTCGATTTCGGATAATGCGGCTTCATACTCAGTGTTCTGAGCAGCAACCGTCTGGTATTGCTCCCGCTCATACTCCCGCTGTGCAGTGTCCAGCTCGTCCCAAGATTTCCACGGGGCGATCATTTCACCGGCGAAAACTGTGCCATCGGAGCGTGTCCACGTCTGACCCGCCGGGATGAAGCGGTAGCCCTGAATATAAATATTGCACTTATCGTCGAAGGCATCTGTTTCGATAGGCGTCAGGTCTTCGCCAGAGGTAACGTGGCACTTAAATTCTGAGTCAATATAAATTGTTTTCAAGCGTTACACCCCCCACTGCATGGAGACTTCAGTGACATAGACGCTTTTGCCCTTCTCCGAATAAAGCGAAGTCATGACGTAGTAGCTTCCCGTCACACTCGACACGTCAAGGTCAACGCGAGTTGCAGGGGCTGCACCGAGTATTACTGAAGCCACGGCCGAATGGCCTATAGCCTCTGTGATATACAGAGAGAACGCACTGCTTGCGCTTACGTTTTCAGTGACTACTGCGGATATGGTATTGTAGTTCGTCAGATCGATCTTGCTTTTCGGATAAGCAAAGCCTGTTTTTTCCGCTGGAGCATCAATCCGTATAGCCTTCTTCCCGGCATCAACTACTCCTTGCCACCCGCCGGTCAGCGAATCGTAAGTTTCACCATCCTTGAACAGATAAGTGATATATTGCAGCGTGACACTCTCGGTCTGGCCATCGGTGGTTATCACGACATCGGCACTTTTTGACTTATCCCCATCAGTGGAGGTCACCGTCCACTTTCCAGCATTTGGCACAGTACATACCCATGTACCACTGGTGTCAGGGGCGGACAGAGTCGTTGTGCCGTCAGAGCAAGTGCATGTCGAACCGACGGGATAGGTGATGTTGATGGTGGCTGCAAACAGCGGAATTGCAACGTGGTAATCCGCAGTAACAGTCACAACCCTTGTAATCGGAACACCACCTCTGACAATGACGATTGTCCACTTACCAGTATCAAGCCCCCTGAATACCGCAATGCCCTTGGAGTCCGTGGTTTTGCTCTTAGACTTACCATTTTTGGAGATTGTTACGGTCTCACTGGCAACGGCGGTTATAGTCAATATGCAGCCAGAGCCGCCCCCAGTATTAACTCTGCCAATCATGCGCTTACACCGCCTTTCCAGCAAATAATGGTGGGAATTGTAATTGCCGATTCCGGGACGCTTGCGGCATACAGATACACACCGCCGTTGTAGGTAGCCGCAACAGGGGCAAAATTGCCGTCAATTGCGTCTGCAACGCCGAGAACTACCTCCGGAATCATGGTGTCCAGCACCCCCGTCAGCGCGATAGCCGCACGGAATGGATAATCCTGATATGTAGAATCAGCCACAAACGCGGATACCGGTACGCTGGTATCCGTGAACAGGAGCTTTTTCAGCTCCACCGCCGTCCCGGCTTCCAGATCGGCCAGCTCACGGTTTATGGAATCCAGCACAGATGTGGCTTGTGCCTGCGTTTCTTGCAGGAGCGTGGAAAACTGGCTCTGCATTGTGCTGGTATCAATGCCCACCTTTTCCGTCACCAGCCCGCACACCGAAGCGTCAAGCCGTTCATCCGTAATCATGGAAGCGGTGATAGCAGTTGTACCGGCCGCAATGGAAATCCGTGCAAGGCTGATTTGCCGGATTGTGCTGTTGTTTGTCAACACCGGGGCTGCCGCCCTTCCGGATTTTGCGCCTTTCAAGATTTTCACTTCCGGATAGTCCACGTAGTTTGTGGTTTTCCACTCCACGATTACGCGATCAATCCGATTCAGAACGCCGTCTGCCGCATCAACGGCAAGCTGCAATTTGGCACCATCAACGGATTCATTATCAATCCACCACACAATGCCGTTCCTGCCGGAATTTGCCATCCATCCGGTGCCGTCTGAGACTTCCACCGCCATTCCGGGAGCGGAAAGCGCCTGCACGGATGCATTGCTGCCAGCGGCAAAAACGCCGGATGTGCGGCCATGGTGCCAGCGCATAACGTCTTCTGCGCCTATGTATGTATCTTGGTTATTCGGGAAACTTTTGATATTAGCCATTTAATTTCATTGCCCCCAATGCTGTAAGAATAGGGTCTCCCAAGAGAATTTCCGTCCGGGCTTTGTTGCTGTCCAAGGTGTACTTAATACCCGTAATCCGGGCGCTGAACGATACCCCAAACCGGGCGGATACACACGATACAATATCCCCCAGAGCGTAATACTTGCCCAGGTCTTCCGGGTCGATGGATACGGAAAAGGACTTTCGCCGGATACGCTTTCCCAACTCCATCTGTCCATAAGCACGCGCACGGGCTTTGCAATCGGCCGCAGATTCGTCATTTTCCTGCCGAACGGCTGTTTTGAACCACACTTCCCGGCGATTGTCCCCGGTGATATCGCCAACAATCTCAACAAAAGTGTTGTCTGTGCCGCTCAAGCTTCCTTGCACATAGGCCACATTGCACAGGGTGGAATCGTCGTCGTTGATCACAAGGTCTTTTGCGCTTCCCTGTTCCTCCGAAAAGACAATAGCGTGAATGCCGGCCGTCAGGTCGCGCCCCTTGTAAAGGCGGAAAGTGTGTGTCATGTCGTCGGGATTCCACTCCATTGTGTGGCCTATGCCCTTTTCTTCAAGAAATGGGATGATTTCATCCAGCAAATTCCCGCCCATGAAAACATTGTCCGTTTTATCGGTCATCCCGATTGCCTGCGCGACCTGGATTCTCGTCATTCCCCGGAGATTGTCGCTTATCAGCTTGTACACGCCCGTCTCGATGGTTGTCATGTGGTACTCCGATGCAATGATGCGCTTATTCAAAAGCCAGTTCGCGGTGTAGCCGTTCGCCGTGATGCGGTTCGTAGTCGTGTCAATCTTTGTGTTTTCTATCACAAATGTCACGTTCCTGCCCGTATCATATAGGAGATTGCCGACTTTCAACACGTTAATGTTGTAGTCGCTTACCGGAGCAACCAATATCAGCTTTCCGATATCGTTGTAGTAAATATTCATGATAACGCTGATTGCGTGCCGGATTTCGTACCGGGTGGAAAAGTCCTCTTTATAGATTTCAAAGCTCATAGCGAAATCCCCACGATCTCCGTTGCGAAATCAATATCCACCTGCAAATTCGCAAGTCCGCTTGTCGCTTCCGGCTTCAACACATTGTCCCCAACTTCCAACTGAAACAAAGTGCTTTTCAGGCTCAACGCGCCCCGACAATCTCCGTCGACGGATGACGTTACAGTTGTCCGATCGTGCGTAATCTCTACAATCAGCCGCTCCCCGCTGACGATAGTTTTATTTATCAGCAGAAATTTTCCCGTCGCGGCGTTGGTGATTTTCGGGTTTTCCACATCACCGCTTGCCGAAAGAGTAGCCTTAAACGGGACGGGAACCTGGCCGCGATTCTCCACATTGATAAATTTCGCCTCAAACAGCTGGCCGAAACGATACGGCCTTGAAATGTTCCATGGGAATTTGAATAGCTTTTGAATGCCGGACAACGTTACCGCTGCGGAATCGTCCTTGCACCAATACGGATACGCCGCCAAAAGGGAAAACTGGAACTGTGCGCCCCATTGTTTCGCCTCAATGCTGGGCGTTGCCGTAGGCCATACATTCAGATAATAGTCATCCGCGTACAGCTTTCCGGCAAGGTCGGGGCGGATGACGGATATCAGCTTTTCTTTATTTGCCGCCTGGCCGTCTCCCACCAAATACCCGTTGATATTCACAGGCCGGGGCTGAACGTTTTTGCTCTGAATTGTCGCCCCCGTCTGGTTGATGCCTTTCGCCTGAGACAGGGATACCGTTACCGTATCGATGCCCGTGGGCTTGTTGATAAGATATCCACCGGCATAATCAAAGGTAACGGTGTCCCCGTTTTCGTTCACGTAGCGGAACAACTTGCTTAAATTGTTGAAGTTCGTCAAATCGTCCACCTCGCTTGTGTGAAATACGCTTCTGTAGCCGCTGCCAGTTCAACAGGCGTTTGCGCAACGGACTGGATATTCTGGATGATCGTCACGCCACGCGAACCGCCAGCAAAACCAGCTCCGTCGTAGTCCACCCCACCAGATGCACCAGCAGATTTTCCAGCCTTATATGCTCGCGCTTCCTCTGCTGTAAGTACAGTCTCGCCCTTGTGGAGGCGTACCAAATAATCATCATAAGGCACATAGTCAAGGCCGCTCTTCGCACCGGGAATGTTGCTACCCTTGATATTGGCCTTTATCGTGAGCGTGTAGTTGGCAAAGCTATTTGTCAATCGTGATTTCATTTGAGATGCAAGAGAATCCAGCTTATCCAAAACTCCCGGCGTGCTGCTGTCGATACCAGCAACCAGACCACTCATGGTATTGGTTGCCGCCTCTGTGGCCGCCGCCTCTTGGTCAAGATCTCCGACCTTTTCCACGTAGCTGTCTGCGGCTTCCTGCATACGAGCGTTCACATTCTCCACCGCCAACGCCAATCCATCAGAAGTTTCGGTTCCTGCGGCCTCATATGCAGAAACATTATCCATAAGCTCCGCAAGTTTTTTGCTTAGCCCCTCGGTACCGCCGGACATATCTTCTAGCTCATCACGTAGCCCTGCAAGGAATCCGGCCTGTTCCCCCGTACTCATGGACGCGAGATATTGAGAAAGTCCGTCAACGCTAATGCCTGCAAGGTCTGCTTTTTCGGAAACAAATGCAAAATCTTCATCGATCTGCTGGAGGACTTCGGTATTTCCTTTAAGATTACCCATGAAATCATCCCACGACATTTTTGCAACTTCTATTTGGGAAGTAAATGCAGACCCCACATCATGCAGCCCGTTATAGATGGTGGTATAGGTATTCTGATAATCCTCCAAAATGGACTGTGCAGCGGCCGCATATTCCTCAGAAGCAGCCTTTATCACATTTGCGGGCTTTGCCGCTTCCTCGGCGGCGGCCTGCTCCTGCGCTTCCAAATCGGCAAGATTCTGCTTCGCCTGCTTTATGGCTTCAGCTAATCTCTCCATCTCGACGGTATCGCCGCTGAAACCAGCATCAGACGAGAACATTTCCAGCCTGGCTTTTGAAGCTTCCTCGTACTGCTGCTCAAGCTCTTCTACCTTTGCGCGTGCTTCTTCTACCGTCTGCGGCTCTCCGGCTAACTCTTTGACGAACGCCTTGTGTGCCTTGGTTGCCTTGCCAATGCCAATCGCCAGAGCCGCTACAGCAGCGGCAATCAAGCCAATGGGGTTCGCGTTTATAGCCGTATTCCATGCATACTGCGCCGCAGTTGCAAGGGAAATCTGGCCGGTGAGCA